TCACGGCGAGCTACTTCCAGTCCCCGGATGCCGCTCACGATGGAGTAGCCCATCGGCGACCAGACCCAATCATTCACGTCATGCTGCGTCACGGGAATCTTGCCATGCCAGTCAAACGCCGTATCGTCATAAAGCGGGACCGGGCAAGACGGCGAAGTGATGACCAGCCGGAGTTGCGGATACATCCGGCAATCGGCAATCTCAGCTTTCCGACTTTGTGGCAATCTGTTCTGCGGATTGACCGTCACGATCAGGTCGCCGAGCGAAGGGACTTGGTAGCCCCACGTCGTTCCATCTACGCCCATCTGCTGCATGTAGCCTGTATCGTTGATCCGCAGGTCGTGGACGAAGTGATAACGAATTTCGCAATATTTATCGACCCAGTCGGAATTATTGGAACCGCCGAATCTCCACCTGTCGTAGAACTCATACAGGCGGAGCATATTCGGAGTGACGTTGACTCCCGTTCGCGCATACTGCGATATCGGCGTGAGCCATTGCTGGAATCGTGGGAACCTTGCGTGCGCTTCGGCGAGGCCCATCGGGAACACAATCGTTCCCGCATAACCATCATCCAAGTCGCCGTTGTGCGGAAGCTGGTCCGGTAAAAACTCTCTCGGACCAAGAGCTTCAAACTTCATCTTCGCCACGCCGCCGTTGTGCCACGGTCGCGAGAATTTCTGCCACTTGTAACCCCGACCGAGCATCGCCCACTGAAGAGCCTTGCGGGTATTCGGAACGTAGAGCGAATCCCAAAAGACAAATTTGAAAATGTCGTTGTAAAGCGCGACGGTTTTCTTCGACTGCTCGGCTTTCGATCCCATCGTCGCAATCTGGCGCAGGTCGGTAATCGTTTCGATGAATGAGCGAATATCCGGCTGGAGAAGATTTGAGGGCATATCGCGGTCTTGGCCGGTGCCCATCAGAAGTTGAATGTCGTTTGTCAGGTTCGCAATGCCCGGTTGGTTCTGAACCCAGGAGTCGCCCATCGCGGTCAAATCTGCATACCAGCCAGCAATCTGATAGCCGGGGGCTTCGCGTGGCGGACTCTGCCATGAGAGGGTGCGCTCTGGCTCTTCAATCCTCACTGGCTCAATCTCCCCGCTCGCCCGTCCTTCACGATCTTCGTGTCATCCCCACCTTGCTCATACCGCTCTGCGGCCAGTTGCGGTATAGCCCTCATCCGCTGCCTCAGGATGCGCTCGTATAGCTTGTCTTGGGCGTCCAGCATACGCAGGTTCACGTCGCGGTTGAAGGCGTCCAGATGCGCGTTGCGTGCGATCACCGCGTCACGGACAGCCTTGCGGAATCCGCGTTCGCGTTCGAGCTTCGATACTGCTGCCCGCTCTTCATCTTCGATGTGCTGCTGGCGGTACTGATCCATGAAGCGGTCGAGGTCCGAAGCGTGCAGGCACTCGATAGTCTCGTAGCGGATACCTGGCGGAACGTGCAGAGGCGGTGCGCCGACGATCCCGAAGCTGAGGATTCGACGCGAGTCAAGATCACGGTACACGCACGTTCTTTCTCGACCCGTTAGTTGGACATTGCTCACGGTGAGAGTTTACACCAGAAACTCGCGGGTGGCCCATTCATCTTCAAGTGCGGCTTTCACTTTCTTGGTCAGCGGCCATTTGCTCTGGATTCTCGCCGAGGAGTTTTCGAGTTCGTGGAATGTGGTCCAGCCCATTGCGGAGCTAAAGATATTATCGTCATGCTGGCCTTGCTGGTGGATCATTTCGCTCTTGCCCTGCTCGCCGGTGTACTTCCTCACAAACTGCGCCAACTGCCGAATCACAATCGGATCATTGAGCACCATCCATCCCGTATTCACCGCGTCCACCCAGCGATCGAGCAAATAGGGTCGGGTATACGCTCTCGTAAACCAGCCCTCCTGATGCCCTGAGTCCGGCAGGATGTTGCCCTTCTTGTCCATCCTCAGCATGACGTGATGATCTAGGAACCCCATGATCTTCAACTGGCTCTGGCACTCGTCTCCCGGCTTTCTCGTCTGCTCGATGATGAACTTCACCACCAGCGGATTCGCCGAGGTCAGGTTGCCGTTTCCGTCGGTTCCGTACAAAACAGCAACCGCCGCGGCGATGCGTGCCATCTGCGGCGAGTTGACCCTGAGCGACGTGAACGACGCTACCTGCACATCCGGCTCCCGACCGTGGCCGTACTTCTGGACGGATAGATTCGCGCGGTCCTCATTTGGTTTGTTCAATCCGCCGGCTGTGTCAATCGACACGGCGTACTCCGCCCCTGGTTGCGGCTCCTCAAAGATCAGCAGCTTGTCAAAGCATGGCTCGTCGGTAGAATCGTCGAACTGGCGCAGCGGTACAAGGCTCCATCGGTATTGATTGTCGTCGAGGCCGGTCCAGTCGAGCACGATGTTCGGCTCGTTCGGATTCACGTCCACAGGATCAGGCTCATAAGGCTTGTTCTCATTGCCCATCAAAATCGTGCGGCCTGTGATCGCGTAGGCCGCGTAGTTCTTTTCCCGCGCATCGGTGACGAGCGTGATTGTCTCCTGCGTAAAAACCGGATCGTCCTTCGACTGAAACGCGTCAACGGGAGTGACGGCGTTCGCCGCGAGAAATTCCCGCTCCGTGTGTCCAGCAATCGCCTCTTCGTAGCCGCATTGCCAGAACCATTGAAATTCTTTCGGCATCTCCCAATGCTGGCCGAGAACTTTCCAGAGGTAGTCTGTCGAACGAACGTACAGCTCACCACGGCGCCGCATCTTCCGCGTTGCGTCTGTCACGTACTCATTCCACGGCTCAGGGACGGGATGCTGGCGCAACCATGACTCGGGGGGGTACAGGTCAGTCGCGCACGCCGGGGGAATGAAGAACGCCTTGAATCTGCCCCGACCAGATGAGTAGAGTTCCCACTTCTCTTTCTGCCACGTCGTCGCCGTAGAACCTGTTCCTTCAAGCACCATGAAAAGCGAAGGCAGTTGATGACACGCCGGAAACAGACCTTCATCGAGCGTGTGCGCCGGATTGGTATAGTCGCCCAACTCAGAGATGTGAATACATGAGGGCGAATCACCTTGCGCGATGCCGACTTCCTGCGCACCAGCCTGAACCGACAAACGCGAACCATTCGTCCAGCGCGGCTCTGTGACCTTGATCGACGACTGCGGAACGCGGAGCCAGAACGGAAGTCTCTCCTGACAGGTGTCGATCATGTTCTTTAGCTTTTGCGATTGCGGAACCTGCACCGAGGCCATGACCGCGTAGGTGTTCGCAACGTAGAGAATCCGGTGCAGAAAGAAAAGGGCCGTTACCGTCGAGACGCCAAGTTGCCGCGCCTTCAAGATGAAAAGCTGAATCGCAATTTGAAGGTCGTCGCACTCAGCAAGGAAGGCGAGGAAGATTTTCTGCGCCAGCCGGAAGTCGAAGTGAACGATCTGCGTGTTGGCGGCGCGGATGAAGGCATAGCGGGTGACGAAATATTCAGCCGAAGCGAAGCATAAAAATCGCTCGTTAGCAATCCACCGTTTGATCTTCTTTACCGTGGCCGGGGAGGGAGATTTTTCGTCCTTCCAAAAAAAGTAAGACCTTGCGCCGGTTTTCGACTTCGACACATCAGCGTATTTGTTAATCTCCTCGACCATGTGATCGCACTCGCCGACCGAGTGCATCTGCGGCTCCCAACCATTTCGCAGTTCAAAGTCTCGGATTGTCGCGGCGACTACCTTATCGCTATACAAAGGCGAATTCCTCAGACACGCCCATTGGCGGTTCCATATCCGGCATCGCGCTTGGGAGCAGTTGAAGAGCCAGAAGGCCGCCTTCGGTTTCCCCAGCCTCAATGAATCCAGCCCTGCGATAGCAGCGCCCGTAATCGCGCTTGTGCTTCACCTTATCGCGGTCGATGAATGTAATCATCCCAAGCGAAGGAATCTCAGGCCACTTCCACATTGTCGCGGCTACGGCCTCAAGTATCAGATCACTCGCAAGCGGACCATCTTCGCGTCTAAAAGCACTGTTGACCCATGCCCCCGCCCAGCGATGCTTCGTGTACTCGGCAAAGGGCCAACTCGTGACCCATAGCGCACTGAATCCGTTCCCGGTGAGAACGAGACATCTTCCCGGTGGAACAAATTGCGGAGTCCCGATTTTCTGTCGGTTGTAGTGGCGATCCGCAATCGGGAGAGCGATTCGATCCGCACGATTGCTGATGTGCCAGTTCACTTTCCGCCTTCCAGCAATTTGTGCTTATCCGCGCTCCACGTTTCTTTTCGGTCAACGACGGTCATCGCTTACCACCTTTCGCACCTCTGGAATATCGTCAAAACAAGCGAACTCGCCATGAAGACGTATCGCCGCTTCTTCGTAAAGCCGAAACGCTCCTTCCGCTGTTTTGGCGTGACCTAAGAACACGCTTTTTCCTTTTATCTGAATTCGTGCCCTGTATTTTCCGTTGTGCAAACCCACGCCCTTGAAGCCTGAAGTATTATTCACACATCTAACCACGTTGTGTGAATTTTCAGAACAAGACGCGATACGGAGGTTTTCATCTCGATTGTCCAAACCGTCATGGTTGATATGGTCACCGCGACGTGTATCGCCCCTATTGAGTCCGAGTATCTGTCGGTGCATCCAGACGTAAATGCGGTTCGTTCCCTCGATTCCCACGAAGCGACGAACGTAGTACGCGCGCATCCCCGGACTCCAATGAGCCGTCCACTTGAATTGAGACAATTCATCAAATCTGTGCGGACTCACCTTCGCAAATTGACCGCGCGTGAGGGGGATGAGACGATAGTCTTCAGATGGGGTTGGCATTGATGGTCCTCCGAGACCTGAGATGTGCGGGCGGTGAGACGCCCACAACCCCATTATAAGCTACTTACCGCCCTCTAATAACTTGTGTTTATCTTGCGACCATTCCTTTACGGCATCGCCCAGCGGTGGAAACGCCTCGTCCCATGCTTCGTCGGCGTCCGAATCCTCATCGCGCTCTTCCGCTGGCCGCCCCAGCCCAAAGTTGATATTGACTTCTCCGCCCTTCTTTGTCGGAAGGAATCCCATCGCTTCGTGCATGATCCGCTGTGCCGCCACGTCGCCGTGATCGTAGCGCAACACTTTGCCCTTCTCGTCTCTAACCGGTTTGCCGCCGACC